GGTGGCGCTGCTGCAAACTCCAACCAAACAATGGTTGGTGGAACTTCTGCATTTGCAGGTTCTGGCGGTGCTGCTAACACTTCGGGCGCATACGCTGGAATTATCCCAGGAGGAGGTGGTGGAGCATCTAACACTGCAGCAAACACAGGTGCGCGAGGTGAAGTTCGCGTATGGGTAATAGGATTACAAGGAACATGATAACCAAGCAACAATTAAAACAAATAGCACCAAACTCAAAGGACGAGATTATTGATCCTTTGGTTAAGTATCTAAACATTCATATGCCAAAATATGAAGTAAACACATACCTGCGTGTATGTCATTTTCTTTCACAAGCTGCTCACGAATCTGCATCTTTCCGCACTCTCGAAGAATATGCTTCAGGTGCAGCATATGAAGGAAGAGTAAAGTCTCTTGGAAATACTCAGAAAGGCGACGGCATTCGTTACAAGGGTCGTGGTATTTTCCAGCTTACAGGCAGAGCAAACTACCGCACTATCGGTGCTAAGATTGGATATGACTTAGAAAACAATCCTGAGCTTGCTGAGTCTCCAGAGGTTTCTGTTTTAACTGCTCTTGAATATTGGCAGTCAAGAAAGCTTAATGCTCTTGCCGACGCTGATAATGTTGAGCTTATTACTCGTCGTATTAACGGTGGTCTAAACGGTTTCGACGACCGCAAAAAATACTTGGCTAGATCTAAACAAGTTATACCTAAAAATTTCAGCTTTGTTCCGCCTCCTGCACCACCAACAGATCCTATTGTGCCACCTATCGTGGTTGCTAAAGTTGGTGATAACTCTCCTTACGTTGCTGACCTTCAAAATATGTTAATTAGGAAGGGCGCTAAAATAACTGCTGATGGAGCGTTTGGTCCTAAAACAGAACAAGCAGTTAAAGAATTTCAACAAAAAAACGGTTTAACAGTAACAGGTTCTATCAATACTGATACTTTAAACAAACTAATGGTGTAAACATGGAAGAAAGCTGGATTAAACAATATTGGAGACCTGCAATTGCATGGCAGTATCTTGCTGTCTGTGTATTTGACTTCATAATTTTCCCTGCTGCATACATGTATTTCTCACAACAACAATGGAATCCTATCACGCTGAAAGAGGGCGGCTTCTATCATTTGGCTATGGCAGCTATCATTGGTGTTGCAGCATGGACACGCGGGCAAGAAAAGATTACAAGAATAATGAATGTTGAAGAAATAGAAAAAACAAATACAACTCAAACACCAACAGGTAAAAAATAATGAAAAAACTAAGAGATATTTTAGAACAATCCGCCGCTGATGAAGGACGAAATCAAGTTCAGCGAAAAAGATTAGAAATTCAGAAGCGAATTGAAACTGGTTTTGACAAGGTAAATAAAGACCTAAATCAAATGAAATTTCCGCCGATGCCCGCTGCCGATGGAACAAGTAGAATTACACCAAATGATAATGTAGATTTTACTGGTTCAAGATATGATCTTGGTAACGGACAAACTGTTGATCCTTCAAAAGTTACCAATAAAATAAATCCTCAGCGTGAAATTAAACTTCGCAAAGATTATCGTTCACCTCCTGCTGGATATCCAGACTCAATTAAAGATCGTCTTGCTGCGGCAGAAGCTGGTAATGAACCACCAATGCCAGGTTCTGGTCCTTACAAAACAAAGCAGTCTGATCCATTAAAAACTCCTCCAATAATTGTTACACCTGATAAACCTTTAGTGACTAGCAAACCCAATAGTGCTTTGACCGCTGCTGGTTATGATCAATCGGGTAAAAAGATTACCACTATACCAAAACCAAAGTTGAAACCTGAAAGACCCTCTGATGTAATTCCTAGTGGTCCTGGAATCACAACTCCTGGTTCTATGATTTACATTGAACCAAAGCGACAAAAACTTCAAGATCGTGTACCACAGCAGAAAATACAAGATCGTGTTCCACAACAAAAACTTCAAGATCGTGTACCACCATCTGCTGTTAATCCAAAACCAACTTCAGCTGGTCCTTATGCTCCAGCGCAATCTGATGATCCATTTCATCAGCGTTATGCGAAAACTGCTTCTTATCTTGGACAAGTCCCTCGTGATAGAAAACCATCAGAAAAGAAAGAGCCTATTCAGAACCTATATCAAATTAATAAGGGCGACACTCTTGAGAAAATTGCTAGAAAAATTGGTGGTGAAAACTGGCAACAAACTCTTAAAGGTATAAGAGAGAAAAATCCAAAGATTAAAGAAAGAGCTTTGAAGATTGGTGGAGAATTGATTTTACCAGAAAGTAAATAAGGGATAAAAATATGTTAGCATTACTATCACCACTATTTGGTATTTTGGGCAGTTTGCTACCCTCTATTGTGAGAATATTTGAACGTAAGCAGGAGATTAAGTATGAACTTGAACTTACAAAGATCAAAATTGATGCAGCCGAACGCCAAGCCGATCTCAATTTCAATGTTGAGGTGGTTAAGGCTGACGCTCAGTCACGACAATCTGCTCTTGATCATGATAAGTCTCTTGATGGTGGAAAGTTTATTAACGCACTACGCGCTTCTATCCGCCCTGTTATAACTTACTCGTTCTTTTTCGTTTTCGTAGCGATAAAAATCGCAGCTGCATGCGTAATGCTTTCAACTGGTCAGTCTGTGCCTGCAATGCTTGATGCTGTATGGGATGCAGAAACTATGACGCTTTTCTCTACAATTATCGCTTTTTGGTTTGGCAGTCGTATGATGGAAAAACAAGAGCGCATGGCTCCGTCCCAAGTTACTATTACAGCCACAACAAAGAAAAAGTAATTTACTTTTCAAATAAATAGTAATTAAAACGGAGAGTTAAATGGCATCGCCAACGACCAGAACTGAATTTAAAGAAAATTGTTTGCGTAGACTTGGCAAACCAGTAATAGAAATCAACGTCGATGACGATCAGGTGGATGATAGGGTCGATGAAGCTTTACGCTATTATTGGGACTATCATTTCGATGGCTCGTCAAAAACGTTCTACAAATATCAAATTACACAACAAGACAAAGATAACCAATACATCACTATCCCTGAAAACATCATTGGGGTTATTAATATCTTTGATCTCGGGTCAGCTCTTGGTACTAACAACCTATTTAATATTCGTTATCAAATCGCCCTTAATGACCTTTATACACTCACATCTGTGTCCATGGTTCCATACTATATGGCTATACAACATATTCAGTTCCTTGAATATTTGTTAGTTGGTAAACAACCGTTAAGATATAATAGAAATACCAATCGTTTAAATATAGACATGGATTGGGATAGACTTAACATTGGTGAATATTTGATTGTAGAAGCTTACGAAGTCGTTAATCCTGATACGTATACTGATGCTTGGTCTGATCGTTGGTTGTTGAGATATGCTGCATGCTTAATCAAGCAACAGTGGGGTCAAAACTTAAAGAAATTCGAAGGCATGAGAATGCCTGGAGGATTGACTTTCAACGGACAAAAAATATATGACGAAGCTACTGCTGAAAGAGAAAAACTAGAGCAAGAAATGATCTACACTTACAGCTTGCCTGTTACAGACATGATCGGCTAATACAATGGCAACTAATTTTTTCTTCAATAACTTTCAATCTTCTCAAGAACAGCTTTTACTTGAAAATTTGATTATTGAATCCATAAAAATTTATGGAGAGGACATGTATTACATTCCTCGAAAACTTAACAACTACGATGCTGTTTATGGAGCTGATGATCAATCAAGTTATGAAAATGCTTACCCTATAGAAATTTATATTAAAAACGTCGACGGTTTTCAGGGCGATGGAAACTTTATGTCTAAGTTCGGTTTAGAAATTAGAGACAGAGTTGTATTTTCTATGGCACAAAGAATATTCAATGAAGAAATTGGGACGTTTACTAATCAGGTTCGCCCTAACGAAGGAGACTTAATTTATTTCCCATTGAATAAGAAATGTTTTCAAATTAAATATGTAAACAAGTTCGAGATGTTTTATCAACTTGGCTCTTTACAAACTTGGGAAGTTACTTGTGAATTGTTCGAGTATGCTGGTGAAATTTTGAGTACTGGTATTCCAGAAATTGATATTCTGCAAAAGAAATTTGACACCAATCAATACCATTGGGCTGTATTAGACGAAACTGGTGCTATGATATTGGATGAAGAAGGCAACATTATTGTCCTTGAAGGATCTAGTATAAATGATCTTATTCCTTCTGCAGACAACGATGAGATACAAAGAGAGTCTGATTTGTTTGTTGACTTTACTGCTTATGATCCGTTTAGCGAAAGAACAATATAATGTTCAGTACACCGTTTTATTTTAGTTTACTACGTAAGTATGTAATTCTTACCGGGACTCTTTTTAATAATATACGTATAACCCGCACTAATTCTAGCGGCAATCAAACGTCATTGTTGAAAATTCCTATTACATATGCCCCAAAAGATAAAATGCTGTCTCGTGTTATTCAAGATACAGCTATTGATCGTCAAACAGCTACAATTCCTCTTCCTGCTATTTCTTTTGAAATGGGAAAAATGGTATATGATGGAACAAGAAAACTTAATACGATTGGAAAATCCTCAGTAAAAGACGCTACATCTGCCAGCAAATTTAAATATCAATACAATCCAGTTCCATACAATATAGAATTTAAAGTTTACATCTATGCAAAAAATGCAGAAGATGGAACTAAAATAATTGAGCAAATACTTCCCTATTTTACTCCGGACTGGACTACTACAGTTAATTTGATACCTGAAGTAGAAGTTACTATGGACATACCGATCATATTAAACAATATCAGTTATAGTGACAACTATGATGGTGATTTTAAAGAAAGAAGAGCCATTATATGGACTTTAGATTTAGAATTAAAAGGATATTTGTATGGACCTGTTAAAAAGTCTAACATTATTAAGTTTGTCAACACTAATTTTTACATACCTAATGTTGATGATGGTAAATTACAAACTGCAGTTGGCAACACAACGATCATAGAAAAAGTTACGGTGCAACCGGGATTAACTGCTAATGGTGATCCTATAAATTACTTTGGTCAACCAAACACCAGTTTAGGCACGGTAGCATATACTGACATTGAGATTAGCGATGATTTTGGATATATAACCCAAGTTTACAACACAGATGAGATAGAATGAACGAAGAAAATAATGATGATCCGATTGGTAAAGCTCTTGGATTAACACCTGTTGAAAAAGAAGTTGATGTGGTTTCGAAAATGATTGCTGATGCGCATAATGATAGCGCAAAACAAGATTTCGAGGTGGCTAGAGCAAATATCCATAATATGATCGAAAACGGTCAAGAAGCTATGATAAAATTAGCTCAGATCGCAGATAGTTCTCAACACCCAAGAGCGTTTGAAGTTCTTGCTAAACTTATGGACACAATGTTAGTAGCTAATGAAAAGCTATTAGATCTACAAACTAAAATCAGAGATATAAGCACTTCTGATAGCCCAATTAACGAAAAAGCTAAAACAATTAATAATAACCTGTTTGTTGGTTCAACAGCTGAGCTTCAAAAAGTTTTAAAGGACATGAAGAAGAATGGCGACGCTTGAAAACGACAAGGGGTACAAAGGTAATGTACTTCTAAAAAGAGCTAACGAAGACATTGATTGGTCGCCAGAGCTTATCCAAGAATGGGTTAAGTGTTCTGAAGATCCGATTTATTTTGTTGAAAACTATATGAAGATCATTTCCTTAAATGAGGGTTTGGTAACTTTTAATCCATATCCTTATCAGAGAAATATGATAAGCTCTTTCGTTGATAATCGTTATACTATCGTTACGACTGCTCGTCAGGCAGGTAAGTCTACAACTACTTGTGGTTTTATTCTTTGGTACATAATTTTCCATGCAGACAAAACTGTTGCTTTGTTGGCTAACAAGGGCGAAACTGCAAGAGAAATTCTCGGTCGTGTTCAGCTTGCTTATCAGCACCTACCTAAGTGGCTACAGCAGGGTGTGAAAGAATGGAACAAAGGTTCGTTCGTTCTAGAAAACAACAGTCGTGTTATCGCTTCCGCTACTTCTGCTAGCGCTATTCGTGGTTACACTATCAACCTTTTGTTTATCGACGAAGCTGCACACATTGAAAACTGGGATGAGTTCTTCACCTCGGTTTATCCTACTATTTCGTCAGGTACCGAATCTAAAATTATTCTTGTTTCAACCCCTAATGGTTTGAACCACTTCCATAGTACTTGGGCTAATGCTATCCAAGGTAAAAATGGATATAATCCTATACTTGTGAATTGGCGCGATGTTCCGGGAAGAGACGATAAGTGGAAAGAACAAACCCTTTCTGGTATGAACTTTGATATTGAGAAGTTCAATCAGGAAATGGAATGCGAGTTCCTTGGTTCTTCTGGCACGCTTATCGCTGGCTGGAAACTTAAAGAGCTTGTAGAGCAAATTCCGATAACTAAAAAAGACGGTATGTATCAATACATTAAGCCCGAGAAAGGTCGTGCTTATTTAATTATAGCTGACGTTTCAAGAGGTAAAGGATTAGACTATTCGGCGTTTCAAGTAATCGATGTTACTAAAATGCCATATAATCAAGTGTGTGCTTTCAGAAATAATGGAGTTACACCAATAGATTATGCAGATATTATACACAGAACAGCGGTTGCTTATAACAACGCTGCTGTTTTGGTAGAAATTAATGACATCGGCGAGCAAGTTTCACATTCGTTGCATTATGATTTTGGATATGAAAATATTCTATTTACGGAAAATTCTGGTCGTGCAGGCAAGAAGGTTACTGCTGGGTTTAGCGGTCGTACAGCTGACAAGGGTATCAGAACCACAAAACTCGTTAAGTCCGTGGGCTGTTCTATGCTCAAACTATTAATCGAACAGAACCAGTTTGTTGTTAATGATTATCACACCATTCACGAATTATCAACCTTCTCAAAAAAAGGTAACTCGTACGAAGCAGAGTCTGGAAAACACGACGACTTAGTAATGTGTCTTGTTTTGTTCGCTTGGCTTTCAGAGCAGCAATATTTTAAAGACTATACTAACATAAACACTTTGATGTCTCTCCGAGAAAAAACTGAAGAAGATATGGATCAAGATTTATCACCTTTTGGATTCGTTTTCGACGGCAGAGAAGATTTTGGAGACCAAGAAGAGTTTGAAAAGTTAGTTCCGGAAAGTTGGATGTGGCAGACGAATCAAGACTTCTAAAAAACTAATTTTAATAAATAATTGAAATATGTTCTACATTCTCGCAAAAAGGAGAAAAAAATGCCATTTCAACTAAGTCCAGGTGTTAATATCAGCGAAATTGATTTAACCACAGTTGTTCCTACAGTAGCTACTACTGACGGCGCTATTGCTGGTGTGTTTCGTTGGGGTCCGATAGGCCAGAGAATTCTGGTTGATTCTGAAAACAATTTAGCAGTTCGTTTCGGAAAGCCAACAAACTTCAACGCAGAAACATTCTTTACCGCTGCAAACTTCTTAGCATACGGTAATCGCCTTTATGTTTCACGTGCAGCTAAAACTACAGGTTCTACTCCAAGTTTAGAAATAAATTTGGCAGCTAATACTGGTTCATCAAATAACATTTTTACAGTTGCAAACACTGCTGAACTAGCAGTTGGTATGTACGTTACACAGTCTAGTAACACATCAGCTGTTCCAAACGGTTCTGAGAATCTTAAAATTACAGAAATTATAAACGCTACAGCTGTAAGAATATCTACTAATGTGTTTTCTCAAGGCACTGGAGCTAGTGGTAACTCTAACGTAGTATTTGCTCGTTCTGATACAGCTTATACAGCTGTTGCAACTGAAACCAATGCCGTTGTCGCAAATATTGCTTCGCAAATTGTAAAGAATGAAAACGAGTACAGTTCACTAGATGGTACATTTGATCCGGATATTTTATATATTGCTAAGTATCCTGGTTCTATCGGAAACTCTCTAAAAGTTTCGGTTTGTAGTTCCGCAAATCAATTCAATTCTAACATCACATTGACAGACAGTCAATTAGTATTGAATGTAGGTTCAACCGTTGCGACATTAACTACTAATGCTTCAAGTAACACTCTTGCTAACACTGTGATACCTTCACTTTCAGTAGGTGATTTTAT